TTCCCTACACGACGCTCTTCCGATCTTAACGATTATTTTTGGCATTGTAGATGATAAATCATTAAGAGTATGGCGTGAAGTTTTCATAGTCATAGGAAGAAAAAACGGCAAGACTATTCTTGCGGCGGCGATAATCGCTTACATGGCATTTATCGAAGATGAATACGGCGCAGAGATTTACTGCCTTGCGCCAAAACTCGACCAAGCGGAGATTATCTATAATGATTTTTGGCAGATTGTGCAAAGCGAGCCGGAACTAAAAGAACTATCCAGAAAGCGAAAATCTGATATTTATATTGCCTGTTTTAATACTTCTGTTAAAAAAATTGCATTTAACGCAAAGAAAAGTGATGGATATAATCCTCAGATGGTTACAAATGATGAAGTGGCAAGCTGGCGAGGAGATCCGGGTCTTAAACAATATGAGGTTATGAAATCCGGTTTGGGCGCAAGAAGTCAGCCGCTTATTTTATCCATATCCACTGCCGGCTATGAAAACGACGGTATATATGACGAGCTTATGAACAGAAGTACAGCATGGCTAAAAGGAAGCAGTAAGGAAAAAAGGCTGCTGCCTATTCTGTATATTATCGACGATCCGGAAAAGTGGAACGATATTGAAGAGCTGAAGAAAGCTAATCCCAATATGGGTGTATCGGTTTCCGAAAGTTTTTTCAGAGATGAAATAGATATAGCAGAAGGCTCTGTAAGCAAAAAAACGGAGTTCCTTGTGAAGTATTGCAATATAAAACAAAACTCGTCACAGGCTTGGCTTGACGGTATTGTGGTACAAAAAACAGCGGTTGATATGCAGCTTGATGATTTCAAAAACTGTTACGGAGTTGGAGGAGTTGACCTGTCACAGACAACGGACCTTACAGCGGCATCCGTGGTGATTGAGAAGAACGGTGTTCTTTATGCTTTTGCAAAATTCTTTATTCCGGCCAGAAAACTTGAAACTTCAAAAGACGGAGTTCCTTATGATATTTTTGTCAAAAAAGGCATTGTACAGATTTCTGGTGAAAACTATGTTGATTACAAGGATGTATTAAGGTTTTTCATAGAGCTTCATCAAAAATATAAAATCTATATTCTAAAAATCGGTTATGACCGGTATTCCGCTCAATATCTCGTGGATGATTTAAAATCATATGGATTTCATACTGACGATGTAATACAGGGTGAAAATTTGGCAGGTGTTATCAGAGAGTTTGAAGGGATTTTGCTTGACGGCAAATTTAAAATCGTTAACAATTCGCTTTTGCAGTCCCATTTCCTCAATGTTGCCCTTAAACATAATCTTGAAACGAGAAAGTTCAGACCTATTAAAATCGAACAGCGGTCACGAATTGACGGCTTTGTTTCTGTGATTGACGCTATGACAGTGAGACAAAAGTATTATACGGAAATAGGGGAAATGCTTAAAAACGAAGGCAGGTGATATATTGGGAATATTTGAAGCAATTTTTAAAAAGCCAAAAGCTGATATAAGTACAAAAGGTTATTACAAAATGCTGAATGGATACAATCCGGTATTTACTAACGCTCCTGAAAGTATTTATGAAATGGAACTGACAAGAGCGGCAATACACTCTTTTGCAAATGCCTGTGCAAAACTAAAGCCGGAAGTAATCGGAACAGCACGACAGGATTTAGCAAAAACACTTGCATTTAAGCCTAATCCGTTCATGGATACTTACAAGTTTATATATAGACTTGCTACAATACTGCTTGTAAATAACACAGCCTTTATTTGTCCTATAGAGGACGATTTTGGAAGACTCGTGGGTTACTATCCGCTGTTACCTCAAAACTGTGAGGTGATAGATGTGGATGGTAAGCCTTATTTACGCTATAAATTTGCAACAGGTCAGAAAGCTGCTATTGAATATGAGAAAACTGGGGTATTAACACGGTTTCAGTATGCTAACGATTTTTTTGGAAATGATAACGGAGCTTTACATCCAACGATGCAGCTCATACATACAAACAATCAAGGCATAATCAATGGCGTTAAAAACTCTGCGGCTATCAGATTTTTAGCGAAGATTGCAAATTTGTTTGATGCCGAGGATATTAAAAAAGAGCGTGAACGTTTTACTCAAGATAATCTTTCAGCCGATAACCAGAGTGGAATGATTATTTATGACAACAAATTTTCTGAGGTAAAGCAAGTTGATAGTAAACCTTTCACTATAAATGCCAGTCAAATGCAACAGATAAAAGATAATGTCTTTAATTATTTTAACGAGTCTGAGGGAATTATCCAAAATAAGTTCAACGAAGATGAATGGAACGCCTTTTATGAGGGAGCAATAGAACCTTTTGCCTTACAGTTGTCACTTGTGATGACGAATATGACATTCAGCGATCACCAAAAGAGCTATGGTAATGCTATTGTCTTTACCGCAAACCGTTTGCAGTACGCCTCTAACCAAACTAAGCTTAGTATCTCAACTCAGCTTTTTGACAGAGGTCTGATAAACCGCAATGCGGTTATGGATATATGGAATATGGCGCATGTTGAGAATGGCGACAAGTATTATATCAGAAAGGAATATACAGAGGTGTCACAGCTTGGAAAGGAGGAATTAAATGCCACAGAGAATTAAAGGGGCGATTGAACACCGTATTATGCAGCCGCTTACTGCTGCGGCTACAAATAAACGCTTTGATACGGATTATTATGTGGAAGGCTATGCCACTACTTTTGAACAGCCGTATCTTTTATTTGAGTTTGGCGGCCAGAAATACTATGAACGAATAAGCAAGGACGCTTTATTCGGTGCGGATATGTCGGATGTTATTATGCAGTACAACCACAGCGGAAAAGTCCTTGCCAGACAATCAAACCAGACCTTGGGATTAGAAGTTGATACCCACGGTCTTTTTGTTTGCGCCGACTTATCAAAAAGCAGAGCGGCAAAAGAATTGCATGAAGAAATCAACAGCGGACTTGTAACAAAGATGTCATGGGGATTTACCATTAAAGAGGAAAGCTTCAACAAAGAAACACTCACGTGGACAATTCTCAGAATAGGCAAGGTTTATGATGTGTCAGCTGTTTCTATTCCTGCCAACGACAACACGGAAATTTCCGTAAGGTCAAGGCTTGATGAAATAAAAGCTATGCAATCTATTACCCGACAAAGGGCAATCGATATATTAAATTTTAAAATTAAAACAGGAGGTTAATATGACAATCGAAGAAATCAAAAAGAGACTTAAAGAAATACAGGATGAAATCAACACCCGTGGCGCAGATATGCCGGAGGATGAGTTCACAAGACTGCAGGAAGAGGCGGAAAGCTTGCTTGCAGAAAGAAATAAATTCAATGCACAGCAGCAGAGAACAGCTTTTCTTCAGCGTATCGCAGACGGCGATGAGGCAAGTACAGTGGTAAAGAGATTCGGTGAAAATACAGAAAACGAAGATCCTTACGGAACTGCGGTATACCGTTCTGCTTGGCTTAAAAAAATCCGCAGACTGCCTTTGAGCAATGCTGAAACAAGAGCATATCAGAACGCTGTAGGCAAAGGTGCGGAAGTAATTCCGACTCAAACATCCAATCAGATTATAAGTAAGATTAAAACTCTTGCTCCAATGCTCAACGAGATTACGCTTTTACATGTAAAAGGTTTTGTAAAATTTGTAGTTGAGGGAACAAACAATGCGGCTGCCATACACACAGAAAATGCATCAATCACTGCAGCAGCCGATACACTTACAACAGTAGCATTGAGCGGCTATGAAATTATCAAACTGATACAGATTTCAGACACCGTTATGACAATGAGCATAGATGCTTTTGAAGCATGGATTGTCAACATGCTTGCGGAGTCTATCGCCGCAAAGATTGAAGATCTCATTTTCAATGGTACAGGCTCATCTCAGCCAAAGGGATTGGAAAAAGCCAATACGTGGGGTGCAACAAACAGCGTAACAGTGGCGAAAGCTTCAAGTTTAACTGCCGCAGATGTACAAAACCTCATTTCACTTCTTCAGTCCGGATATCATAGAAATGCGAAGTTTGCTATGAGTATCAGAACACTTTTTACGGACTTTATGCCGTTGGAAGATAAGAGCAAAAGCTCAATTGTAACGCAGCAGGGAGATAAATATTTTGTATACGGTTATCCTGTGCTTCTCACTGATTACACAAAAGAGCACGAGGCATTTTTCGGCGATTACAAGAAAATGTGCGGCAACCTTGCAGAGGAAATCAATGTCAAAAACAGTTATGACATTGACTCAAACAGTTACAAGTTCAGCGGAATTTCTATTTTTGACTGTACTCCTGCATTGGGAGAAGCCTTTACAAAGCTTATCAAAGCTACTGCATAAAGAAAGATGATGCTTTCAAAGGTTAAAACAGCTCTGCGCATAAAGAGCAACAGCCTTGATGAGGAAGTGATGGACCTTATTAAGGCGGCTGTAAAGGATTTGAAAAGCACCGGAATTAAATTTGAGGATTTCGGTGCTTCAGATCCGACTGATCCGCTTATTACACAAGCTGTCATTCTTTATTGCAAGGCAAACAGCGGAACAATGGAGCTTGACCACGCAGAAAAAGCCCGTAAGGCATATGAAAGCCTAAAAATTAAACTGTCATGTGTGGGGGAATATAAGAATGTGGACTGATGAAATTACTCTTATAAAAGACGAAACAGACGTAAATTCCAATGGTTTCCAAACAACGTCTGAGGCACAGAATGAAACGGTTTTCTGCAATGTTTTTTCAGTAGGTTACAATGAATTTTACAAAGCTGCTATAAGCGGAATTAACCTTTCAAAAAAGGTTGATATATATACTGCTGAATACAACGGCGAAAAAAGATGTATTTTGAATGGCACAGAATATGAAATCGTAAAGACTTATGAGAAAAACAATGGGGAAATTACAGAGCTTACACTATCAGATATAAGAGTGCCGGAGGTGGTTTAATGGCAAAACTCTATACAGTGGGAACAGAAGCCATAACAAGAGAAATCCTCAACGAAAGCAAGAGGGCGGCTAATGCAATTCCTAAAATGCTTAATGCCGGAGCTGATGAGCTTATCAAATACGAGCAAAGAACGACAGGCGAAATGTTTACTGAAAGAAGTGACCGCTCAAACGGTGATTTGGAAAAGTCAATCGGAAAAGGAAAAATATACGAAAGAGACGGTAAAAAAGAAATTGATGTTTATCCCCAAGGCAAAAACAGAAGAGGTCAGCGTACAGCTGAATACGGTTCTATTTTGCAGTATGGAAGAAAGAATAGAATGGATCCATACCCGTGGTATAGCAAAGCTCGACAGAAAGGCGATACAAAAGTTAATGAAGCTATGATGAAGGAGTGGGAAAATGCAGATTAAATCAGTAGACACACTGTTAAATAATATATTGACTTTGCATTGTCCCACAGTTGCAAGGCTTTATACAAATAAAAAACCCACAACGTACATCATTTATTATTTCAATGATGTTTCAGAAAAGAACTATGCTGATGATGATGCACAGGGAACAAGCTTTTATTATCATATAGACATATATTCAAAGAGAGACTATATTTCACTTGTTGAGGACATTATAAAAGACTTAAAGAAAAACGGCTTTGAAGGTATTAAAATTACCGGTGAAAGCTATGAGAGTGAAACAGGATATTACCATATATCCCTTGAAATAAATTATTTTAAGTATGAAAGCGAGGAAGAATAATGGCAACTATTGGACTTAGAGACCTTTACGTTGATGTACTTACATCCGACGAAGAGGGAACAGCGGTGTATGAAAACGAACCTACAAGACTTGCAAAGGCTATAACAGCGGATTTGTCGGTAAATGTTACAAATGCATCTCTTCATGCCGATGATGGTGTGGACGAGACTGTAAGTGAATTCGTTGATGGAGAACTGAAGCTTGGAACAAATGATTTATCCTCAGAAGCATTGGAAAAAATTTTGGGAGTAAAGCCCGACAGCAAAGGGGTTTTGATTTCAAAAACCGATGATATGCCAGTTTATGTAGCTGTAGGTTTTAGAACTAAAAAGCCAAATGGCGAATTTAAATATTTATGGCTCTACAAGGTTAAATTCAATATACCGTCAGAAAGCTACAAGACAAAGGGTGAATCCATAGAATTTACTACACCTGAAATTACAGGCAAGATTATTGCACGTACAGACGGTGCATGGAAAGCTGATTGGACAGGAGACGAAAAGTCAGAACCGGGTTCAACTTGGTTTAACAAAGTTTATGAAGAACAGCCGGCGACATAAGGAGGTAAAGTATGAGCGCATTTAAGGACGGAGCTACCACAATCCACCTTGGTGGCAAAGATTACAAAATGGTGTACAGTCTCGCCGTAATGGACAAGGTGCAGGAAAAGTCAGACGAAAACGGAAATTTTAAATTCGGCGACCCACATAATATCAGGTGGCTTGTAGAAGAGATGATAAAAGCCGCTGCAAAAATTCCTGATATAGAGACTGACACTATTTCAACAGAGGAATTGTCAGACTATATTTATATGGGAAACCTTAAAGCGGTACAACTTAAATTGCTTGAGGCTATGCGCATAGGCAATACCGGAACAGCAGAGCCGCAGGAAGATGAGGACGATGAACACGAAAATGTAAAAAAAAATCAGAGCCAGTGAGCTTGGCACGCTTTATATACATAGGTGTCACCCTTTTGCGCTTCAGCTAGGTTGAAGTGTGGAGGATGACACCTTTTAAATTGATGGAACTATTTAGAGTTTACAAGGAATTCCACGGTATAAAGACAAAGTCAAATGACGACGAGGTGGATATTGATGACATTTTGCAGGGATTGTGAGGTGAGATAAACGTCCAGCAGAGAACAGGAAATAAGAACAAGAATATCAGTTGACGGGGAAAAGGAATACAAAGAAGCTTGCAAGGATATTAACGCATCTTTAAGGGCTTTGGATTCCGAGCTTAAACTTGCGGCGGCAACCTTTGACGATAATGCCGACAGTATTGAAGCACTGACAGCTAAACAGGACATTTTAAGCAAAAAATACGACGAACAAAAGCTAAAAGTCGCCGCCGCTGAGGAAATGCTCAAAAAATACGCCGAGACAGGCAAAGCAAACACCCGAGAAGCTAAAAACATGGAAAACCAGCTGAACAAGGCAAAGCTTGCTTTAGTTCAAACGGAAAAGGAGTTAAAGCAAACAGCGGAACAGCTGTATAAGGCTGAAACGGCGACAAATGAGTTTGATAATACTCTTGATGACATGAATGAAACAGCTGATAAATCCAGCGGAATACTTTCAAAGCTTGGCGACAGTCTGAATGTGGGCAGCGTCCTTAAAGGCGGTGTAACAGCCGCCGCCGCTGGTGTAGCCGCTTTGGGAACTGCGGCCGCCGCCGCTGGAAAATATGCGCTTGATTTTTCGGGTGACGTCGATACAGCCATGAATTCTTTTCAAGCTACCACGGGCATAGCCACAGAGCAAGCAGGAGCTTTTGAGGACGCCATGCTTGACATTTACAACGATAATTTCGGCGAGGATTTGACCGACATTTCAGAGGCAATGTCAGAGGTAGCAAGGCAGACAAAAGAGGTAGACCCAACAAAAGTCGCAGAGCTGACCGAAAACGCCTTAATGCTTAGAGATGTATTCGGTTATGACGTAAACGAGCAAGTAAGAGCCGCCGATATGCTTATGGAGCAATTCGGTATTTCGGGCGACGAGGCGTTCACTCTCATAGCACAAGGCGCACAAAAGGGGCTTGACAAAAATGGCGACATGCTCGACACAATCAACGAGTACGCCGTGCAATTTAAATCTCTTGGTTTTGACGCTGAGGAGATGTTCAGTATCTTGATAAGCGGAGCAGAGAGCGGCGCATTTTCCGTGGATAAAGTCGGCGACGCTGTAAAGGAATTTGGTATCCGTGTAAAAGACGGCTCGGAAAGCACTGTAGGAGCTTTTGAGGACTTAGGGCTAAATGCTGAGGAAATCTCTCAAAGCTTTGCAGACGGCGGCGACAAGGCACAGGAAGCCTTTAAAAAGGTTACTGACGCTCTTTTTGACATGGAAGACCCACTCAAGCAAAATCAAACCGGTGTCGCACTTTTTGGCACCATGTGGGAGGATTTGGGTGTTGACGGTGTAAAGGCATTGACTACGCTCACAAAGCAAGTGGACAAGACCGCTGACACGCTGGATGATATAAATGAAATTAAGTACGACGATTTGGAGTCAGCTTTTGAGGGTGCAGGACGAGCTATTCAAACAGGATTTGTGCTTCCTATCGGTCAAAAAGCAACACCTGCATTTAAAGAGTTTGCAGAAACTATATCAAAAGGCGCAAAAGAAGCCAATGGAGATATAGGCGAGATGTCTGATGTATTTTCTGAATCGCTTGGGAATTTGATTGACGATGTATCCGATGTTATACCGGAAATGGTGTCAGGCGGAGGAAAGATTGTAACCGGAGTTATAAAAGGCGTTGTAGGGGCTACACCTGAACTGGCAGAAGCAGGAACAGAAATGCTCTTCACAATAGTGAAAGAAATACCGAATGTAGCTGCAGAAGCGTTAATTGCAGCACCTCAGATACCGCTTGCCATAGCAGGAGGAATAGTTGAAGGTATTGTGGATGTAGCGGACGCATCAACACAGTTGTTTGCGCCGATAAAATCTGAAAGTCAAGATGCTGAAAAGGCACTCAGAGAAAGTGCGGCAGGCGTAACCGCTTTTGCGGATGCGGTTGCAAATGCTGAGCCTAATATAGGCAGTATGGATGATGTATTATCTGAATATGGAAATACCGTTGATGAAATTAACTCAAAAATAAGCTCTGTACAAGACGGTATTACAGAAATATTAGCAAACGCTTTACAGGAACAAAGAGAGTTAAGAGAAGAGGACTTACAAAGTATTCGTGATTACATCGAAGAATTAAACACCTTAGAGGAAGAGTTGCTCGAGACATATAGGCTAAAACAATTAGCAGAGCTTGATAAATTAAAAGCCGATAGAGAAAATCTCCAACAAGAGGACGCCGCTCAATATCTTGCAAATGCTGAAGAGGCTTTAAGGATAGCTAATGAGACCACAGATAGGCTGTATACAAAAAGATTGGCTATTATCGAAAATAGCTATCGTGTACGAGGTGAGATTACCGAAGAGGAATATCAAGCGCAAATACAAGCCGCAAGAGACCACTACGACGAAGAATTTAAGATAAACCAGCAATATTATGATGAAGCGGTTGCGGTAGTTTCTCATGCGTCTGAAGAGTGGGTTAGTGCAGATAAATATAAATGGCTACAGCTTTCTGAGCAGATGGACTTTTATGAACAGGACACAAAAGATGGTTTTGAAGGTCTTATACAAGCTACAGATGGATGGCTTGGAGGATTTAGTGTTGCAAAAGATGACTTTGCCCTAAAGTTATCAGAAATGGACTTGGATGCGGCGAACGGATTTTTGTCGATGGTAGGTAGCATTAAATCAATCGGAGGAGAGATTCCGATTGTTTCACAAGATATTGCAAAAAGCATGCTTAATACTTTTGATAATCTTCCGCCTGAACTTGACAGCACAGGTAAAGATGCACTGTTATCAATGATTTCGGGACTTGAAACTTACATACCCGAGCTTGAAAACACTACAGATTTAACAGCCAATGATATTGTAGATATACTTAGAAGTGAGTGGGGACTTGACGACGAAACCCCGGTTTTTACAAGTGCTGGTAATGCAGCAATGGAGGACTTAGAGGACGGAGTTGAAAGTAAAGAAGATGACTTGAACAGTGTAGCCTCAAGACTATCCTCCGGTATGTCTGACAAAATGGATAATTACGATAGCTTTTTTACGGCTGGTGATAATTCGTCACAAGGTTATGTGGACGGATTTAAAAGCAATGAGTGGCAAGCTTATGATGTTGCAGAAGGTATGGCCGGCGGCGTTTTGGGATCAATGTCAAAAAGATTAGATATTAACTCCCCATCGAAGGAATTTGGCAAACTCGGAAAATTTAGCGCAAAGGGTTATGTACTTGACTTCCAAAAGGAATTTGCACGCTCTAAAAATATTTTATCAAGAGCAATCGAGGTCAATGCGTCGCCTAAAGCTTTGGAAGCTTCTGCCACTGCAAGGTCTGCATATGGAGCAAGGAAAGCACTAAAAGTAGCAGTAATCCAAAACATTTACGCTAAAGACACATCATATTTTGGACAGCAGCAGGAAGCTGCACGACAGTTGGAATTAGTTACAAGGAGGCTTAATAATTGATACTGGAAAAATTGATTGTAAAGAATGAGGATGGTAAACAGATAATTTTTTCAGTAAATTCTGATTACCACGTCAATATAAAAAAAGATGTAAGAGGGCTCTCGGATGCAACAAATGAAATTTATACTCAACGAGGATTAGGACAGTACGGCGCAACAGTAACCGGATATCAGCTGAAATCAAGAATCATTGAAATACAAGGCTCATTTAAACCTATTGATAAAAACACGGTGTCCTTTTTAAGACAAAATTTGAACAATGTTTTGTCACCTGAGGAAACATTGGAAGTTACCTATGATTTAAGCGGAAATCAAAGAAAGATATCCGGAATTACACAGGAAGTTAAATTTGACAGCGAAAACATTTACTATGATTTCTATATAGCTATCCTCTGTCCGGATCCGCTTTGGCGTGACCCGATGGAAACAGCTACTTCAATAGTTTCATGGGAAGGAGCTTTTGAATTTCCTGTTGAAATCACAAGCGATTGGGAAATTGGAAGGCTGAATAAACAGGCAGAAGTCAACGTGATAAACCAAGGCGATGTGACCTGCGGATGTAGAATTGTGTTTTATGCAACTGCAAGTCTAACAAATCCCTCCTTGAAAAACACAGAAACAGAGGAATATATAAAACTCAAGGTCTCACTTTCCAAAGGCGACAAGCTGGAAGTTACAACCCATTACAGAAATA